GCATTTGATATTACAACTAAAACATTAGATTGTATAGCTACAGGAATAGGTAATGATGAAGGTACAGAAGATCCATTTGATGTAATTAAAGCAGGTGATTTAGGATACTGTAGATTTTTAAAATTTAAATGTGCTGCTGCTCGAACATGTGATGCATGGGTTGTTGGTGGTCCCTTAACAGATAATAAAACTTCAAATTAACAAAAAATAATATATTTATAATAAAATTATGATTATAACAGAAGAAACATTATTACTTCAAAAACGTGCAGGTATTATTACTGAATCAGAATATAAAGAAAAATTAAAAGAAGCTGAAGTTGAAGATTCTAGTATTGATGATGCTATTAAAGGTGGAGTAAGTCAATTAACTGATTTAAGTTCTTTAAAAGAAGGAGAATACGAATCAACAGTAACCACAGAAGGAGAAACATTAAATGAATCTGTAACGGGTTTAGTTGTAGGTGGTTTATTAGCAGCTCCAAAAATCCTTGAATGGATTGGAAAATCAATAAATTGGATAGCTAAAAAATTAGCAGGAAAAGATGAAGTTAAAATTGCTACTTGGATAGAAAAAAATGCCCATAAATGGGAAAAATTATACATTAAAGCTATTGTAGGAGCTATTAAATTAACAGGATTTGCTTCTAGAATTTGGAAAAAAGAAGATGGTAGCGTTGATGAACAAAAATTATTAACTACTGCTCAAGTATTATATGTTGTTATATTAGCTATAGCTGCTGCAGGTGCTGTAAAAACAGTATTAGGACCTGGCTCACCAGTAATTAAAGCTTTAGAAAGTACTTTTGGTAGTGTTAAAGTAGGAGAAATAGTTAGTTTTATAGGTAAAATTAAAAGTCAAACTAAATTATCTTAAAATAACATTTAGAGCGATTCATAGCCGCTCGTCCGTAAGGATATAAAATATTGGAGCTGTGGCCCACCTTAAAAAGTGGGCCACTTTTTTATTTAAACTTGGAAAATTTAAAGATATGACGTATATTACACCATTAAGTAAACCTAAAATGAGTAAGAAAATTGTAATTGTTGGTGCAGGAGTAGCAGGTATAAACGCAGCTACAAAATTAGTAGACAATGGGTATGATGGTAATTTAATCACCATTATAGACATGGGTAAAGACCCATATAACCGCTTACCTGAAGAGGTAATGACAGGAATGTTAGGAGCAGGTGGATGGAGTGATGGTAAATTAACATACCATACAGCTATTGGTGGTCAATTAGCTAAGTATACAGGCGAGGAAAAAGCAATGGAATTAATGGATCAAGTTATTACTAACTTTAAACGTTTCCATCCTAAACCTGAAGAAGTACAGTGTTCAAATCCAATTGCTGAACCAGATTTTATTAAACCATATTTCGGTTTACGTTTATTTCCTGTATGGCACGTAGGTACAGATTATTTATCTGAAATTGCTAAAAATTGGTATGATTATTTAGTGTCTAAAGGTATAAGATTCTTATGGGAAGAAAAAGTAAATACAATTGATTTTGAAACAAATGTTTTATCAACTAGTATTTTAAATACAACTGATACTAGAGTTATAAGTTATGATGAACTTATTTTTGCAGTAGGTAAATCAGGTATTGATTTTGCTCAACAATTAGCAAACGAATATGAATTACCAGATGAACCTAAATCAGTACAAATTGGAGTTCGATTTGAAGCACCACAACATCACTTCCAAAAACTAATCGATATTTCATATGACTTTAAGTTATATAAAAAGTTTGAGGATAAAGGTGTTTCATTACGTTCGTTTTGTACAAACAATAATGCTGCTTATGTTGCTGTAGAGGAAACATATGGAGATCATAGTTACAATGGTCATGCTAAGAAAGATGAAGCATATAGAAATAATATGACTAACTTTGGTATTATTATGGAAATTAAGGGTATTGAAAACCCATTTGAATGGTCACGAGAAGCAGTTAAAAAACTTCAAGTAAACGGTACTGGTACTTATTATAGTCCATCACGTAAACCATCAACAACATCTGAAGGTAACAATGTATCAGCATTTCAAGTTGATAATATGGAACCCTTGTTTGAAGCATTAGGTGAAGATTATGCTCAATACATTGAAAATTTTATTACAGAAATGCAAATTGTATTTCCAACATTAGGTGATGATTGGGGAATTTATATGCCTGAAGTAAAATATCTATCACCAGAACCATTAGTTGATTATACTAATTTAGCATTAACTAAATATCCAAATGTACATTTTGTTGGTGATGCGTTAAGTGCTCGTGGTATTACTGTAAGTGGTGCGCATGGTATTTATGTTGCTGAAGCATTTTTAAATACATTTGGAAAAGCAGATAAAGGTACGTATATTTGTGAATGGGATAACCATCAAGGAGATATATTTAATTAATATTATATGACAGAAAATAAAAAATACGTACCATCACGAAAATTAATAAAAACAGATGGAACCATCGCTTATGTTTTTGACAATAAATTACACAATTGGGATGGCCCAGCATTGCTTCCACAAGGTGATAATCGTAAACGCGAATATTATTTAAATGGGATTCAATTAACTGAAGATCAATGGAAAGAAGCACGTAAAGAACGTGAAGGGTTACCATGGTATAAACAAGCTTCATTAAAGGGGGGTACAAATAGATTTTAATATGAAAATAGGTTTTTGTGGAACAATGTCAGTAGGTAAAACAACGCTTGTAAATGCGTTGAAAGAATTACCTGAATTTAAAGATTATAATTTTAGAACTGAACGTTCTAAGTATTTAATGGAACTTGGTATTCCATTGAATACAGATTCAACAATTAAAGGTCAAGTAATATTTTTAGCAGAACGTGCTAGTGAATTAATACAAGATAATATTATTACAGATAGAACTGTTATTGATGTTATGGCATTTACTAAATCAGCTAAATCTATTAATTATGTAGAAGCTGAAGATTTTTGTGATTTTGCATCGCATTTACTTTTTGAATATGATTATATATTTTATGTATCTCCAGATGGTGTTGAAATAGAAGATAATGGTGTTCGTGAAACTGATGGGAAATATCGTGAATTAATCGATGATACTATTAATATATTATTATCTAAATATTCACATAAGATGAAAAAAATTATAATCATTGAAGGTAGTACAGAAAAACGTATTAAATCTGTGAAACAGGCACTTTCTTTATAATATTTATAACAAAACTTTTATAATGAAAAAATTCGAATTTAAAGAGTATATCAAAGAAATGATTGTATCTGAGTTAACTGAAGCAGATGATACATCAGCTGAAAAAGCAGCTACATCGGCTGAAATTAAAGCTGTAACTGCAAGAATTAATGCTGAAAAAGAAAGACTAGCTAATTTACAAAAAGGAATTAATGAAGATGAAGATAGAGAACCTACTAAAGCTGAACTTGAAAAAGAAAAGATAAAAGGTGCACCTTCTAAATTTAAAATTGCTCAATCCGATTTTGAAAATTTTAAAACTACACTTAAAACTTTAGTTAAAAAAATTACAGACATGGAAAAAGGAGATGAGCGTACTAAAAAAATGGCTGCCTTAAAACAATTTATTAAAAAACCAGAATTAGTTAAAGCGTTTAAAGAAAGAGACGTTCAAATTGATACGGGTGATTTAGTTGGATAATATGAAAAATTACATTAATGTAATTAGTTATATCGTAGTAATAGTATTAACTATTATTATTGTTAGAAATTTAGGATTCGCTGGTGATATAGATGCTGAAAATAAAATTAAAGCACTAAATCACCAGATTGATTCTTTACAATTACATGTAGATTCTAACAATGTAAAGATTGCCCAATTAGATTCAGTAGCTACTTTATATAAAAATAAAGTAAGTGAAGACAAAAAAAAATTATCGGGTTTAAAAGCTAAAGCCGATTTATATAAAAACAAATATAATGAAGAACATAATCGTATCAATAAGCTTCCTAATGCTGCCCTTATTAGCGAGTTCACAAACACTTTCAACTGATAGTGTATGCTGTGTACCTTGTAAAGCATTAAAAAAAGCATTAATTGTAAAAAACGAACGTGATTTCTTAAAAAATCAAATAGGAGTTACTCGTGACTCTGTTAATATTTTAACTAATGTAGTTGTTAATCAAGATTCTGTTATAAAAACTCAAGATTCTTCTATTTCTTTATATAAGAAAAATGAATCAAATTACAATTCCATTATAAATAAAAAAGATGGAATTATAGAATTAAAAGACGAACAGATTAAACAACAAAAAGCAAAAACAAAACTTGCTTGGATTATTACAGGTTTAAATACTGTTGCTTTTGTTCTAATATTATTATGAGCCAAGATTTAAGAGAAATTATAAGACAGGAATACATTAAATGTGCAGCTGACCCTGCTCATTTTATGAAGAAATACTGTAATATTCAACATCCACAACGTGGCCGTGTAATATTCAACTTATATCCATTTCAAG